CTCTTTGCGCTTTATTTAAAGATTCAAAGTTAGCTTTAAGATCTGCCAACTCTTTATCTTTTTGCTTATTAGCCTTGCGTAGTTGTTTAACGAGATCATTGCTTAACGATTCAACACTTGTGTCGGTGTCGTCATCATCCTCGTAGTCATTATTGGACATAGTCCATCTCCCATTCGTTGTAGTTGTCGTAGACCTCATACAGTTTGGGGATCTCTGTATGGCTTCTACTACCGGTTTTGGTGTCTCTCCATCAGACCGGTGTTCCTGATGGTAGGCCTAGTTAATAGGAGCCAGCTCTATCTCTTGCTAGTGCTCCACTGGTTATACCAGTTTGACCACCAAAGGTGGCCTTTTCCATTCCAATAATCTTCTTACGTTTCTCTCCTGCTTGGGTTTGTCCTGACAGTTTAAATAATTCTTCTTCTGCTGTTGCTTGAGTATAAGGAGACTCTCCATAGATTGCGGCAAGTTGTGAACCACGTTGTAATCCACTACCAATAGCGCCGTAACCTTCTCTAGCAGATTCAGCAGTTACGCCATAACGAGCAAGTTGTTCTGCTCTGGTAGCTGAAGTCCCAAGACCAGCACCCATTGCAGCGCCACCAATCTCAGCAGCAGTTACTTTACGTTTAATTTCAGATAATGCTTTACTAGGATCAAGAGCATAAGCAAGAATATCACCATTAGTAATATCAGGATAGAATTGCTTTAGTGCAGCAGTTACCTCTGGTGCTGCGTTAACAACTCTATTTTGTGCTGTAAGAACTCTATCTTCTAATTCAGTAGAAGATACATCACTAGTAAGTAATTTTTCAAATCCTTCTTGTCTACCAGTAGAATCTTTAGTGTAATAAGATTTAGGTAATCCATAGTTACGCATTACATTCTGATACTGATCTTCCATTCTTACATATGTGGCTTCGTCTAAAGCACTAAGTCCAGCAGCTACACGGGCTTTATTAGCAGCAAATCTCTTTTGATAAGCATCTGTTGCTCTTAATGCTAATGTCATCTCAGAAGATGATGGACCTGATTGTATAAGACCTTTTAAAGGTTCTACTAATGCACTTAATCCATATTGACTAAACTCTGATAATAAAAGATCATAGGCAGACTGACCTGTACGGCGTAGTTTTTCGGCTGCATTAGAATCTTCTAATTCTTGTTTGGCTTTTGCAACTGCTTCATCAGTTAATTGTTTTAATGTTTTTCCACCAAAGGTTTCAATATTTACTTTAGAATCTGGTTTGTTACCACTGTCAGTAACAACCTTATTGTATTGTGCAAGTTTTTGCTCTGGAGTTAATGGCACACCTTCATTAGTAACTTCGCCAAATTCGTTTGTGGTTGGTCTTGCCATTATTTACCCCTGAAATCCAAAGTCCTGAAGGACTCTAAGTGTTGTATCTGCAACCTCTTTTTTAGCATTGTCTGTATATTGCCAACGAACATCTTTGCGTAGTTCTTTTTCAAAATCATAAATTGATTTAGTTCCAACCTTGCCATCTGCTTGAGTATAGGAAAGGGCGCTTCTAATCTTAGGATCAAACAAATCAATAGCAGTATAAGGTATCTCAAGGATATTGCTCATAGACTGAATATAAGGATCTGCTAATGTCTTTAGATCAATACCTGCTTTAATCTTATCTGCCAGTTGAGGAAAGGCACTTGCTGCGCTCTCTCTTAAAGTAGAGTAGATAGTATCTGCATCTATTAGACCAGCTACTGCCTTATTAGCATAATCAGTCGCTGCTGAATCTGAAAGCATAATGCCGTTCTTAGCAGCAAAGTTTTTGAACTCAGTAAAGTATTTTCCTGAAGGTCCTTCTGGAACATTACCTATACCAATTGCTTGTTTACCAGAAACAAGTTGACCTTTGATATTAGTATCAAGCCATACAGCAGGATCAGCATTGTCTGCTGTCAGGTACTCAGTATTTACAAGTTCACCATTTTTATAGGTCTCTTTAATGGTGGTTTTAGATTTACCATTAGGTAATGTATATTGAGCTTTTAATTGTGGAAGCCAGATTGCTAATTCAGATTGATTAGCATCTCTACCATAATACTGTTTAAAGATTTGGTTAATCTTAGATACTAAAGCAGTATCATCTGGGATAGTTGAAGAGTTGTAATTTCTAGTATAGGTACCAGATTTCTTTGGTTTAGTATCGCCACCTACTACAGGTGCTCCACTTAAATCAACGCCAAATTCATTAGCAATGGCTGTTGCTCCACCTGATGCAGATGCACTATCAGTATTGGTTACTTTTCCCGTTCCTGGGTCATAAGTAAAAACCATTATTTAACCGCCTTTGGTGTTAAGTATTTATCAAATACTAAATCTTGAGATAAAAATCTATCATATACATAAGAGAACCCAAGTTTATCATCTGATTTTAATTTGTTAACTACTGCATCGTAAATATATCTCATATCTTTATTTGCTTTTGCATCTATAGATTTTACATCTCGCTTAGCCAATTCATTTGATATCTTATTTCTAAGGTTAAGATAGGTTGATATTGATTTCCAAGTTGTATTACTACCATTATCTTTTATAAAATCTGGATTGTTTAGAATAGTTCCAAGACCAACAATAACTTTATTTGTTTTAGAACCATCTGAATCTAGATAGTCATCATACCAAGCTGTTTGAACATATTGACCAGTCTTTTTATCAAACAAAGGTTTACCGTCAGCATCTGTTTGGACTGCTAATTTAGATATTACTTGTTCTTTAATATACTTTAGATCTTCAGCGCCTGTTTCTTGTATTGAGGAAAGTCCTCGTTTTTGTAATTCTCCGTCAATTGCATCAGACATTTTATTGTATCTAATCCAACCCTTTTCAGCATCATTCCTCTTCTGAGATTCTGCTGGACTCTGTGACGATAAGAATGTATCAGGTGAGTCAGGTGAGACCTTTTTGTTATATAGATAGTTATATGCTGATTGGGAAAATTCATAACCACTAGGATTATTTACAACTAGTCCAATAAGTTTTGGATCAATTTTAGTTAAATCAGATACTAGACCACTATACTTTTTAATGTTTTCTGTTGCCTGAACTGAAGATTGAACTCCAGTAGGGTTCTTAGATAAGCTGGCAGAAAAGTCAAAGTACTCAGGATAGTCATTAAGAAATTTAGCATCGGCATTAACACCGTAAATTCTTTTATACTCTTTTGATTTATCTAGGTAGTATTTATATGGACTATCAAAACGTGGAGCAAAAGGCATAATCAAGTTTGCAAAGGTACGCATCCTCCAGTAATCCTTAGTCATATCCATAATCTTTGCTGGACTAACTGGTGGTTTACCGTCACGCTTTGCGTTCTGTTGTTCTGTTTTCCAAATCAATTGGTAGGTTCTAGCAAACTGTGGATCCTTTAATTGATCCTTACGAGTTAATTCTCTCTGAAGCCAGGGTGGTAGAAATGCTGATATTGCATCCTTTGGATATCCATAAGGAAACATTCCTTTTAGGGACTCTCGTATATCTGGCTGATTCTTAGTTAATTCACCCACAGTAACTCCAACATATGGACCTACTGGAAATATATCAGATATAACATTTGGATTACCGGTATTATAAAGAACATCTAATCCACCTTGAAATATAATATCTAAGGATCCTTTTGGAATACCAACTGTAGTTAATGATTCTAAACCTGGTATACCTCTAAGAGGTTTAGGAACATCAAGCCAAATAGTATCATTACCTTTTGTCTGCCCAACTGGAACCTGATTACCGTCTTCATCGGTTACAAGTCCTGCTCTGTTAGGCGATTGCCATACGAGATAACCCTTATTAATAATAGATGGATCTGCCATTGCTAACTTAGTCCAAGTTTTATAAGCATTTTCTTGTGCTGAGAAGAATGGGTTAATATACTTCATAGCGGTAGCAAGATTAGTCTTACGCTCAATATTAAAAAGAATACCCTTCATCTCGCGTAAGGCAAACTTGTGTGCTTGAAACATAATAGCTTCTTGATCTGCTTTGCTAATTATTTCGCCTCTAAGACCAGCTACTACTTCTACTCTACGCTTAGCCTCTTGGCGATATAAATGAACATAAACTGGATTTCTAGCAAAAGCATCCTCAGGCATAGTTGCCAATAATTTAAATAAAGAGTTTATTCCTTTTTTAACTGAAACATCTGAAGCATTAAATATATTTTCTGTAAGAACGTGACCGTGAATAATAGGCAATACTGTAGGATCTTTAAATGTTGCTCTTAAATCATTAGCAGTAACATCAGATATTTTGTTGCGTAGGTTAGATGATACTGGAAGGTACTGATCTAGGAATCCATTAACCTTATTAACGTATTCAGTTGAATCATCTGAAGAGATAGCCAGTCTACGGCGTAGATCGCGACCATCTGGAGATGATTTTACCCAACGAGCAATATCTTCAAGAGATTCACCTTTAATAATCTTCTTTACTACTACTGAGTTACCAAATTGTGTGCGTAGTGTCTGCGCCCATTGGTCAAAGTACCCAGGATCGGTAGGTTTTACAGCACCAATACCTTTAGATGATAGTTTTGTTTTGTATAGATCTGTATTGCTATCAACCATACGCTCAAAAGAATTACCAGAAGATGCAATACGCTTAAACATATCGCCTAGTGGTCCACCAAAGGCATCATCAAGAATGTATTTTTGACCATCAGATGTGGTTACATTATATGATCCACTACCAATAGTTTGATCTGGTTTTACGTTCTTAGATTTATTAAGTACAGTTGAGTAATGCTGATATATAGATTGTTTTTCTTCTTGTAAAAGTTTAAAGGTATTAAGTTCACCAGCAAGATCTATATCATCTGGGTTTAAAGATACCTTAGCCTCTAGTGCTGATATGCGAGCCTTTAATTCATTCAGTTCATTTATAACTTTAGTGTTTAATTTTTGAACTTGTCTAAAAGTTAGACCAGCATCTACTGCTCTATACTTATCAACTAAACGAGCAGGTGTGGATACTGTATCATTTAAAACATTCTTAAGACCAGGACCTAAATGGCGTAGTTGAGCATATGCCCCTATAGAACTAGCAATACGCAAAGAAGAATCTACGGTGTTACGAATAGTATAACCTAGACGTAGTAGAACTGCTGCTTTAAACACATCCTGAACAAAGTCCAATGAGTTAAATACTGCATTTTTAGTATTACCAAGTAGATTAATTTGCTTGGCATTGCGCTTTAACAAATCATCCATTAGGTCAAAATCCATTATAGGTAAAAAGTTCGCAGTTTGTGATTCTAACTGTGGAACTTTAATAATAGAACCATCAGTATCTACCATAAAGCCTTTATCTTTAATAGACTTTAGGGCTGAAGTTCTAGCACCTTTATAGTTATTATAAATATCCATAGCTATTTCTTCATCAACATTATGTTTTTTAGCAAGTGCTCTTACACCAGCACCTTCAAGATTTAAGGTTGCTAGATTTCTTGCTTCTGGTGTAGATGCTGCTAGATATGGATCTACTAAGGCCTTGCTCTCGTCTGGTGTTAGATTAAGTCTTTTTTCTAATCTAGAAACGTTAGCAATAACTTCTCTGTAAGAATCTGGGTCGTTAAAATTTACTAATCCTGCTGGGCGCTCTCCTGGTGACCAAGATACTTTTTGATATAAACGGTGAAACGGAGTAGGCTGAAATACCTCAACCTTAGAAGCCCCTACTGTTTGGTCATAAAATTTAAGTGATCTAGATTTAGCAACAAAATCTTCTGCACCTTGTAAAACTTTACCAGTAGTACGGGTTAATGAACCGCCAGCTTTACCAATTTCCATAAGATCAGCAAAGTATTTATCAGTTGCTGCTAAAGACCTATAGTTAGCTAATGCCTCATCTGCTACTGCTTTATTATCATTTAAGAATGGAAGCATACCTGAACCATCAGGAGCTGAGAATAACTTAAACTCATCTACTGCTGATAACTTACCGCGCTCTGCTTCTAAAGCGTCAGTAATGTAGGCTCTTTGTAGACGTAAATCATCCATAGCCTTAGGATCACCAAGTGCTGAACGAAGAATAAGCGCAGTTTCATCTACATCTATTGAATCACCTAGTAGGTGGGCAAGTAGTCCTGGGTTAGATGAAGATTTAACCATAGGATGAGATAGAGCATAGGTTGAGTTATTATCCGTAAAGTCTTTTAGTACTTTAGTAAAACGATTATCTACACCGTATTGAGCCTTAGTAATATCTTCTGCGGCTTTAGCCACTAGATCTGCGTTCTTTAATTTACCAGTACCAACTGTACTTTCTTTTAATACCTTAACACCTTTAGCAGCACCTAATGAAACATCACCAAATAATTGAATACCAATGTTTCCTGCTTTTTCTAAAGCACTAAACATACCGCTTTTGTATGCGGCTTCTCTTTCTCTTGGATCATAAATATTAAATTGTGGATCATAAGATAATCTAGTTGCTGAAACGGTACCAGAAAGGGCTGCCTTACCAAAGTCTATTGTTTGTGCGCCTTTATAGGCCTTCTTCCAATCGTCAGGATTAAAAAAACTTGCTTTTCCACCTGATACTTGACCTTGCATTAAAAAATAAGTAGATGCTGGTTCTCTAATTACTTCTTGATTTACTTTATATAAACCTTCAAGTGCTGGAGCTATACCAGGAACTTTATAAATTGCTCCAGCAGCAGAAGCAAGTGGTTTAACTATACTTTTTTGTGCTTCACTTGATGCAGCTTTAAAAGGCTGAATAAATCCATTGTATTCTTCATCATCATTCCAAGGCGCAGTTCCGATATCCCAAGCAAAATTAACAGGAGCAGTTACTAATCCTGCTACCTCTTCACCAAATTTAAAAGCATTTTTAGCAGCAGTACTTGCTACATCACCGATTCTGTTCCATACACTCACAACTGATCCTTTAATTGTCTGATAGCTTTGCGAGTTTCTGGTGATGTATTAGGCAGGTCTGAAATGTAAGCCAATACTGGCATATAAGATGAAATTGCTGCTCTAAAATTTGTGTCATCTGGTTGGCGCATAACAAGTGCTTCTGATCCTGCACCATCACCCATATCAATACCATTAGTAACTGGCTCATTTGGGCGTTCTGTTGGAGCAAATAGTTGAGTTACCGGTGCTTGTGCTACCGGATTAGATGGTCTTCCACCTACATTGTCTGCAATACCACGAGTCTTTGACTTTGCTGCTGCTGTATTAAGCGCGGCAGTCTCGCCGCCTTCTCCATATGATGTTGAACCTAAATTCATATCTGTTCTCTTGGAGTATTTACCTGGGCCTGATGCGCCAGCTAATGGACCTGTTGCCATTATTCCTCCTTTAAAGTTTCTAAGTCTTGCGAAAATTGTTGCCAGATTTTTTCTTCTTGGCTCTTCTGTGTTGAATTGTAGATAGCTAATTGGTGCAGATCATCTGCAAGTGCTTCTACTACTGATACTAAGTTTAAAACAAATCCTGATGCTATTACTAAGTAATCTGACAGTCGCACTGGGCGATTAAGATTGTTATCGTTATTCACCCAGTACTCCCATCTTTAAAATAATTACGCTTTCTTTCCTTTGCGACCTGCTGGTGTCATACCAAAAAACACTTTTCCACCTGCTGGCTTAGAAGTATCCTTCTTACCCTCTAGCGGCTTTGACATAGGTGCTGCTGCTCTTGATCCTTTATTCATTATTCACCTCCCTTATTTATGCTGCTCCGCCAATGGAGGCGAGTAGTTGTGCGATATCAGGTCTTGGTCCAGCAGCAGGGGCCTCTCCGCTTTGTTGTTGTTCAGTTGGCTGCGAGGCAGGAACGGGGGCCGTTCCTACTGCTGGAATAGCAGGTTGTTCAGCAGTAGGTGGTGCTACTGGTTGTGGTTCTGGTGCAAATGCTTTTTCTATAATGTTTTCTAATTGGAAACCCTTTTGTCTTCCTTGGATTACTTCAGCAATTCTTGTAATGACTTGAGATGGGTCTTGACCTTGGGCAGCAAGTGCGGGAATAGTTTGTGCATACTGAGCAACAGCAACGCGAAGAGAATCACGCATTTCTTCAATGTCAACTCTTTGCTCTTCTTGCGTAACATTTAACTCCATTGGTATTTCTCGGCGGACATAATCACGGGATACTAACTTATCGCTACGCATTTGTAGTAATGCAATGATGGCACGGTTAGGATCCATACCAGACATAATGCCGTAACGTACATCTACTCCATACTCGCCTTTAATATCACGAGATGGTGTGTATTTCATTGTATAAGGTGTACCGTCATCGGTTCCCTTAATAGTCTTAGTCATATTACCAAAGACAACCTCATCTACTTCAAAGCAAAGTGAGGTTAACTCTTGGAATAATCTAGCAAACTGCGCTTGTGCTGCTTTAACTTGTGTATCAAAGCCAGCTTGTAATGCTTGAACTCCACGACCTGTAACAACAGAGGCATCAATATTACCTGAACGAGATTCAGGGTAGCGAGAACCTAATCTTAACTCACGCTCTAGTACACCTGACTCTGTAAAGACTCCTGCTGGTAGTTCTAGTGGAACTCTACGAATACCTTGTGGATTAGCAGACCTCATAATTGCATCTGGTCCTAGTGCTAACTCCTGTACATCCTGTGGAATAGCAATAGGTGCTTGAATAGACTTCTCTGCTGCTTGGATCTGTAATACTGCAAAGCGAGCACGGGCTAGTTGAACGGAAAGAACATCATCAAACTGTCCACGAGCTTCACCATCTAAGGATGAACGAAGTGCAACTCTTGCTAAACACTTACCGACTGGGTTAGGTGTATTAGATAGAACTAAGTTATCACGCTCTGGTATAAAAATTAAGTCTTGATCTTTATCGTGGTATCTAACAATAGATAGATAAGGGGAAGCGTAAGAATAAACGTTTCTACCAATGATCTTATCGTAGAACTCAGGATACTGGGATGCGATACTCTCAGCATCGGATGCAATGATCTGTGATATAGATAGGCAACGACCAAAGCGGTCTACCTCAGGGTATACACCAAAAGGATTTAATAAACGGATACGAGGATTGTTTGTCTCATAATCCATTTCAATCATTGCTGGCAATAGACCGTAGGTATTAAAGTAATCAGCACCGGTATACATCTGGATCTGTAGATCAGATGATGAGATGTAGTAGTTTGCAATACGAGTTCTAGTATCAGCAGCACGGCGTTGGGTATCAGATACCATATTGGTTGCTGCACAGTTAAAGGATGGCAGTGGTGCCATTACCTCTGCTAGATCACGGGCTGCTACATCTACAAAGTTTGCAACTAAAGGCTTTGGGTAATCCTCTGAGAACATCGCTGGATATACTTTTGATATATCACCTTGGCGCACGGAAAGAACATCGCGCATACGCTGGTCTCTAGCTGCATAGCGGTTCTTCAACCGATCTATCTTTGAGACTACCTCTTTAGTTGATAACAATTTTTGTCCTTAATAAAATTAATTAGCCTAGAGTTTTTCTAGCTTTGTTCATTTTCTTTTTTTCTTGAGTCTTAGCAATGTTCTCAACTCTAGCTACTGTTCTACTACGATCTGCCTGTATGCGCTTTTCTACAACAGGCACTAATTCTTTAAATAATTCTTTTTGTTGTTTGTATGATAAATTTAATTTACCCATACCTTTTTCTACATAATTATAAGCAGCTTTTTTTGCAGCAGCATTAACATTTTGTTTTCGCGCTTCTGCTTCAGCATACATTTTTTTTCGTTCTAACATTTTTAACTCCTTAGATGAATGTACGTTCTTTTTCTGCAAACAGTTCATCTAAATTGACGACTGTTCTCTTGCCTTGTTCATACTTTGATAGAAATGGATTCTTCAAGTGATGAGTCTGGTACTTACCATAGTTAAGCATCTCTCTCGCTCTGATCTCACAGAACCAAAGAGCCATTACCATATCTGTCTTACCCTTAGTCGTAGGAGACCAAGTAATTAACTGCTCTATTAGAGCCTTAATATTTTCAGTTTGATCTGAAGGTAAATGTATTAGGTTATCCCTG